GTTGGTTCTTTGGCATCATCGCGACGTTCCTCCAATTCAGCTTGCCGCGCCGCCAGCGCGAGCAGATCTACTCCTGTAATCGTTTGCCGGAGCGCAAGCACCGGCTTAAACACTCGATCATTGATCACCGCGTCCGGTATCACCATCACGGTCGAACATTCTCGCGGAAGGGCATCGGCGATCTCTTCGCCCAGTTCCTTGGGCCCGATACCGCAGCGGCTTTTGTTGACGACGGCCGGCGAGAAAGAAACGGTGAACGTCTCTCTCGGGAATCCCAGCAGCGGCCGCTTGAGATCGTTTTGCTTCGCTTCGCAAAAGGCGAAGCAAGCGTGCCAGGCAAATGTATAGGAATGCTCCGGCGGCGTGCCCCATTCCCTCTGAAGCTCGCCCATGAGAACGACGCTCATGGCCTCCAGCGCCGTAAACCGCGTGTTGAAGCGCTCGGCGGTTTGCCGCTTCGCTGCTTTGTTGATGAAGCCAAGCCAAACCTTGAGCGTGTTGTCCTTCACGCCGGCCAGCGCGACGAGATGGGCTCGTTTAAATACCTCGATGTCTTTAAGCGCGGCAAGCAGCACAACACCATTCTGTATGCCTTTACCCCCAAATGTCAAGCGCCCCCGAGCGGCGCGCGGCGGTGAGGTGGGCCAGCCGCGCGCCGGGCGCTCCTACTTCCGGTTGACGAGGTATCGCTCCGGTTGTAGAACTCGATGCAGCGCTTCCGCAGGCCCCGGCTTCGCCTTAACGGCGGTCACCAAAGCGGCGGCGTTGGCTGGGAAAGGGGTAAGGCTCACCTCGGCGACAGAGCCCTTCAAAATGCGGCGTAGAACGCCCTCGACGGCTTTCTCGAGCAGTTGGAAGCCAACGGATAACCCACGCGCGGCCCCGGCCTTCAGGCGCGCGTAGGCGTCGCGGCCGTCGGCGGTGTCGAGCAGCAGACGGCCTTTCAGGTACAGCCCCTCCGGCCGCTCCTCCAGCGTGCCGACTCCGGCGACAACGTCCCGCTTATGCGCCCACAGAATCGGCACGTCGCGGCCGTCATCCCCGGCGAAGGCCCCGGCTTCGATCACGTCGTTCTGCGAGTCGCGGTTGCCGTAGCGCGCCGCCCATCCCTCGAACTCTCCGGCGTCAGATAGCGCTTTGATCTCAAGCTCAGTTCGCACTGGTCACCTCCGGCGTCGCCGTCGCCAGCGGCGGCAGATTCTCCCAGCGCCGGACATCCTCGACGGTCAGGAAGCCTTTGTCGATGCCCAGCGCGTAACTCTCGTACCGGCTCTTCGTGTCGGCCCGCTGCAAGGCGTCGATGCTGAACTCGGCAAAGTATGCCGTCCGCGCCGGCAGCAGCGAACGGTTGATCTCGGCCTCGATGTTCACGAGCCACGGCCTCAACGAATGCTGCAGGAAGGCCAGCATCTCCACTTCGCTCGACGCATACGCCAGGCGCGACGGGTCGCCGATCAGGTGCGGACTCACGCGGAACCAACGCGCGATATCCTGCACGCTGAACTGCCGACTCTGCAGAAACTGCGAATCGTCGTTCGAGGACTGAATCGTCTGCACATCGAGCCCCCCGTCGAGCAGCGCCGTCTTGCCGGCGCGGAGAGCTCCGGCGAACTGGTCGGCCCAGCTTTGCTGGAACTGCCGCCGGGCTTCGCCGGACAGCATCGCGGGCGTCTTGACGATCAGCCCAGGGCGCCCCCCGTTGCGGAAAGTGGCGGCGCCGTGCTGCACCAGCGCCGCATCCAGCGCAATACCCTGCCGTGCCATGCTGATTACGCCCACGCCCCGGATGCCGTCGAGGGTCGGCCCCTTGACGTGCAGCACGTCCTCGGGCTCGTAGGTCTCCCGCTTGCCCGCGTTCCAGACTTCGTACTGCAGACGGCCGTCGGTCGATCGCACGCTCACGTTCGGCGGCAGCAGCGGCCAGAGAGCCCGCACGCGGCCGGAGTCGTCGCGGTCGATGAGCGAGTAGGCGTTGCCGTGCAGCAGGGTATGCGTCATCATTTGCGCGCGCCAGGTGAACGCCGTCTGGTAGTCGTTCGGCGCGTCATGCAGGACGCCGTAGAGCGGATGGTCCGGCGCTTTGGCCTTATCGTCGCCGTCGCGCCGGTAGACGAACAACGGTAGACTCGCCACGCTCTCCGAGAGCAGGCGCACGCAGGCGGCGACGGCAGAAGACTGCATCGCGCTCTCGGCGGTCACCGTCGGCCCGGCCCAGGACTCCGGCGCGCCCAGGGCGTCGCGAAGCCACGGATCCGGCCTCGCGACGGTGCTCTTGCGCTCGAATAGCTTGGCGAGTGTCCGCAGCATGATTACGCCGTGATCCCGCTCATGAGGCAGAATGCGGATGCGCGCGTAACGGCAACGTCGCCGCGCCAGGTCGCCCGCAGCATCACTTGGTCTTTCTCGAAGGTGTCCGATGCGGAGTTCGACACTTCGACGATGATGTTTTGGCGAAGACCAATCATCAACTGCGTGAAGTCGCCAACAAAGCTCACGCTCCGATTGTCGTTCGGCGCGGTGCCGAGATTTACGGGAATCTGATTGCTCGACAGGCGCAGCAGGTTGGCGTAGTCAGCCGGCATGGCCAGCGGCGTCTTGTCGCCGGACAGGCCCGTATACAGCTTCGCCAGCGTCTTCGCCGTGCGGACGGAATGAATGATGGCGTTGGGCTCGAAGTTATCCAAACGGCACTCGAAGATGGCGTCGAGGAACTTGGAGTAGTCGGCCGGCGTGCCGACGCTCGTCACGTCGTTGATGCCGGAGACGTTGAGCAGGCCACGCGGTTGCGGCGCGGTGCCGGTGCCTACCAGCGCCACGCGGTCCAGTTCCAGCGCCATCGCTTGCGCCACCGAGTTGCGGATGATGCCATCGACGTTGGGGCTCGAATCCTCCAGGATCTCGCGGTTGATGCGAACCAAGCAGGCCATCTTGCGCGCGGTCAGCGTGACCGAATCGAGAGTAGCGTCCGACTCGCTGATCGTGCCGGCCTCGGCGTACCAGGTAGCGCTGACGTCGCCGGTAATCCGCGCCATCTTCAGCGTCGCCGTCGTCATCGGCACCGTAACCGCGCCCGCGCGAATGACGGTTGAGGCGTTGCGCGCCAGGTCGATAATCTCGTTGCTGATGGGCGTGGGAATGATCGCGCCCAACGCGCTCGACGCCATGGCTTTGCGCTCCAGTTCGGCCCCGTCCCATTCGCCGGTCAGGTAGCCACGCAAAGACTTGGCCAGGCTCAACTGGGGCTCGTCGTCGCCGGCCTTGAAGTAATCGGCAAAGCTATCGGCGGCTTTCAGCACCAGGCCCGGCTTGCGTTCGGCTTTGGTGACGCCGGCCAGGAAGGCGCGACGGCCTTCGGAATGGTCGACGGCGTCGGCGGCGTGTTCGGCGGCCTTCGTCTGGATCTCGGCGACGCGAGACTTTTCGTTGTCGGAGAGCTCGCGGCCTTCGGTCGCGGCCTTGGCAATGATGCCGGTGAGTTCGGATTGCAGCGCGACGGCGTCGCGGTAGGAAGTGGGTGTCATAGGCTCCTCGCACTTCCCAGCGCTGATTTTAGAGTATCACGAATTGTTCTAGTCGTAGCACGACTACACCGCAATCAACTCCGCGAATAGCTGCGAGTCGTCCACCGGCGGATGCGCCATCGCCGGGGATAGCGCCATCACCGTCGCCACGATGGAATCAATCCGGCGCGCATACGCCAGCGCCGACGGCTTCACCGGCTTGATGTTGCCGGCCGGGTCCGTCGCCACGGTCACGCTCGACGCCTGCCAGCGCAGCAGCGGACAGCCCCCGTGCAGCAGACGGCGAGAGAGAACAACCTCCATCAGGTACTTGGTCGGCGGCGACATATCGCGGTACCCTTGCCCATGCTCGAAGATGTCGAGCCCGGCCTCCTGCAGGATCGGCGTCACCAGGCGCGAGCCCCAACGGTCGAAGGCCAGATGCCGGACGCCCCAGCGGGTGCACTCCTCGACGCAGCGCCGCGCGATGATGCGGCCGTCGATCACGTTGCCGGGCGTCAGTTCCACGATGCCGCGTTCGGCCCAGGCGCGGTACGGCACGCCGTCGCGGCGCTCCCGCTCGACGATGCCGGCCTCGGGAATCCACGCCCAATGCTTCACGGCGACGCGGTCGTCCGGCAGTCGGAACACGATGCTCAACGCCGTGAGGTCGGTCGTGCTGGCCAGGTCGAGCCCGGCGTAGGCGGCCGCGCCGTGCAGTTCGCCGTCGGCCACCATGCCAGAGCAGGCGTCCCAGGCGGCCATGTCCAGCCAGGTGCTTTCCGCCTCGGTCCATTGGTTGCAGTAGAGGTTCTGGAACGTCCCCGCCAGGCTCGGCAGCAGCAGCGCGCGGTCGCGCATATCGCGGAGCTCTTCGAGGTCGCGGAAGTCGCCCAGGCCAGGGTTGGGAATGATCCAGTTGCGCTCGTCGGCCCAGTCGAGCCCCTCGGGAAGCTCTTTGATGCAAGCGAAAAAACTCGGGTCTATGCCGGGTGCTTCCAGGCACCGCTTGCCGTGCCGGTATAGCTCGAAGGCAATCGAATGCTGATCATGGCCGGCGGTGCCGATGGCGAGCAGCAGCGGATTGCGGCGCGCCCCTTGCGAGGTCTGGAGCACGTCGAAGAGGTCGCGGTTGGGTTGCTGGGCGATCTCGTCGAGGACGACAAACGCGGCGTTGAGCCCGTGCTGGGTGTGGGCGTCGGCGGAGACGGCGCGGAGGAAAGAACGGCTCACGCGGTCGACGATCCGCTTGGTCGCACGCGAGACGACACACCGCGCGGAGAGCTCGGCGCTACCGTTCACAAAGTCGGCCGCTTGGAGGAATAGCAGGCTTGCTTGGTCGCGGCTTGCAGCGGCGGCGTACACTTCGCGGATGCCGGGCTCCATGTCCTCGTCGGCGAGGAGGTGATAGAGAGCCAGCGCCGCAGCCAGGCACGTCTTGCCGCTCTTTCTCGCCATCGAAATGTACCCTTGCCGATACCGCCGGCGGCCATCCTCGGTCAACTCGCCGTAGAGCGGGCGAACGATCTCGTCGCGTTGCCAGTCGGCCAGGACGAACGGCTCCCCCGCGCGGAACCCTTTCGAGTGCCGCAGGAACCGCTCGATAAACGTGATGACGCGGTCGGCCCCGGAGAGCCCGGCCAGGGCGTCGCCGATGGCGTCGGAAGCCTTCGCCCCGGCTTGCTTGCGTGGTAGGCGTCGCGGCATTACAGGCTCTTCGACGGGCGTCCAACCGGGTTAGGCGGGTCCAGCCCAAGCTCGCGGAAGTTCGCCAGCATCAACCGATAGGCGGCGGTCTCGGCGTCGAGCAGCGGATGCCGGCGGCCGTCAGGCGTCAGCAGACCATCTTCGGCGATGATCTCGCGGCAGCGTTGCAGGCGGTCCCAGTTCTCGAGCCCGGCTTGAAGAATCATTCCGGCGGCGGCGTCGAGTTCCACGTCGGCAGCGATGGCGCGGTACAGCCGCTTGGCGGCCGGGCTCAGGTGCTTCGGCGGCGTCATCCGAGACGCTCCAGCAGGTCGAAGGCCGGGTGTTCGATCTTTCCCTCGACGCAGTCGGCCAGGCGCGTCGCGAGCAGCAGGACGGCGACGTGCGGGTCCTTGCCGCGAATGGGTGCGATGAACGGACGGAGTCGCGCGTCCTCATGCAGGACGGCGAGGAACTTTTCAAAGTCTATAACGGACATGGGGCTCCTGTTTTAAGTTTAGGGTTATTTTCGGGCGCGTTGCTAGGCACACGCGGTGCTGCGCACGAAGCACCATACGATAAACCGGACGCGTCGCTCCGGCCTTCCTTCGTCACCAGTCGGCACTCGGGCGAGCAGTATCTTTCCCGGCGATGCTCCGGCGTCGGCGCGCCGCAAATGCGGCATGGGCGGGTCATCGGGCGGCCTCGGACGCTACTCTCGTGCAAACTTTCCAAAGTGCGCAATAAGCGTATAAAGCGCAATAAGGGTACGGGAGCAGCCACCAGCAGGGACTTAATACGCTTAGTACGCTTAATACGCACTTCGCAAAGATTGAGAAGGCGCTCATATCGCGTACCACCTTTCGACAGGTCGTCCCGGCGTCTCCTCCCGCTCGGAGCGAACCTTATTCGCCTTCTGAAGCGCTTGCAACGCCCTCCCGATCTCCTCGCTTCGCTTATGCTTCTGGAAGTAATTGAAGATCTCGGTTCGGGTCATCCCGGCCGGTTCTCGCCGGAGTAGCGCCAGAATCGCGTCGGCGGTCGGGTCGCCGGTGGCGTCGCCGAATATGGCGCGGCAGGAGTTGGCGCAGTATTTCCACGCTTGCAGACCTGCTTGCAAGTGCTTCACCTCTACGAAAGACGATTCGTCGAGCAAAGCGTACAGGCAAGCTAGACGTCTGACCTGGGCTTCGGCGCGGGCGGTCACGTTGCCGAATAACCCACCGGCGGGTGTGCTGAGGTCCGGATAGACGGCTTCCCATACCTTTCTGGCTTCGCCGTCGAACGGAACCTCTTCCGCTCTTCTCGCGTGGGCAATGGTGGATTTCAAACGGTGCTGGATATCGGAGTAATCCAGCTTCTCGCCGCCAAACGGCAGAACCTTGCTCCGCTTTGCGCAGACGAATAGAAAGCGGTTGGCGTAGCCGTTGGCGGCTTCCGTATCGGTCAGACAGCGCAGCAACTCCTCTTTGGTGATATGCCCGATGATCGAGATATGGGGCGCGCCGCATTGCGCGCCCTTGGTCTTCGTCATCAGCCCCAGCCGCTTACCGTCCCACGCTTCGCGCATGACTGCCGTCAAGGTGTTACCCTGCCGTTGGCCGGCGTTCAAGACGCGCGCAAACTCGGACTCGACCACCAGAAGGCGCTTGTCCGTGACGCCGGAATCAGTTAGTTGTTCTTCATAGGTCGTCTTGCCTTTTTCCTTTACTGCCACCATCTCGGTGATCGGATCGCGGACAGCCCAGATAAGGCCCTCGCCGCTCGACAGCCCGGCCAGTACGCGGGAATCCCATTCCTCCTCAACTCCCTCAAACACCTTCTTGACGCGGTCGTGGCCGGTGCCCTTCCGCGCCTTGCCGGTGTCCCCCACAATGCAGATGAACAGATTGGTGAAGTGCTTGGTGTCCTCGACTTCCCAATAGGAGTAGCGGCCCACCATGTTTCCAAACATCGTCAGGAACTGAAACAGCAGCGCCGCCGGATCCGATTCGGTATGCGGCTCGATCATGCGGACGACATCTCCGGCCAGGCCGATCAGAGCCAGCTTAGATAGCGGCGCGGGCCAGGGGTCGGCCTTGACCGCATCAACTGCGATCCGCTCGTCGGCCAGCGGACCGACAAACACTTCCGGCCCTCGGTCGATTAGTGAAGCCATCATGCCGCCCTCCCCTGCACAGCCCGGCGCAGGATGGGAACCAGCACGCGCGGGTCACCAGCGCTCATCCGCTCCTCCGCACTCCGCAGCGACTCGTACCACCTCCACGTGTCGGCGATCTCCCGCTT